ATATTAGAAGAGGCAGGCTTAAATTTTAAAGAAGAATATAGCTTTCAAGGATTAAATAGCCCAAATGGCAGACCTCTGCGGTTTGACTTTGTAGTATTTGATGATGAAGGTCGAATTGATTTTATTATCGAATATCAAGGCCGTCAGCATTATGAACCAAGTAGTAAGTTTGGTGGAAAAAGAGGTTTTTACCAGCAACAATATAATGATAATTAGAAAAGAAGATTCTGTGCGTTACACGATTTTAAGTTAATAGAAATTCCTTATACTGATGAATTAGAGATTTCATATGATTATATAATGAAGCGTGCAGGATATTAAAATAAAAGGAGGTGCGGTTTTTGGATAAACAAGAACGAATAGATCTTATCCATGAAAAAGGCTTTGACATGGTAAGAGGTTCAAGAGATGAGTCTCCTTATAATAATTACGCAAGAATAAAAATTGGTAATAAAGTATATGATGACGCTACATTAGATTTAAAAGTATTAAAGAAAGATAAAGAGAGATATTTTTTACATAAAGAACGAGTTATTAAGGCTCTTATGGAGAACGATGTTTGTGCCCTAAGAGATATTTCTAATTATTTTTATAGAACTAATGGTATATATTAGAAAGTTGTTAATTATTATGCAACTATGTATCGTTTTGATTGGTATATTTCACCAGAGATTTTTAGTGAAAATGCCAATACTGAAAAGATTGTAACTGATTTTATTAAGCAATTAGATTATTTTGATGCGAGCGATTTAAAATCACTATGCTCCGACTGGTCACTAATGGTTATACGCGACGGAGTATATTATGGCTATGCGTATGAGGGAACTGATCAAATTATAGTTCAAGATTTGCCATGGCAATATTGCCGCAGCCGCTATAAGATATAGAATAGACCGGCTATTGAATTTGATATGCATTTCTTCGATAAGTCTTTCCCCGATATTGGGTATCGTTTGAAGATGTTGGATTTATTTCCGCCAGAGTTTAAAAAGGGTTATTTACTTTATAAGCAAGGAAAATTACCGAGCGATGATCCTTTTGACCCTCAACAAAAAGGCGGACATTGGTATTTGTTGGATCCAAATTGCGCTTTTAAGTTCTCCCTGTTTGGGACTAGGGATTTGCCGTTATTTATAAACGCTATTCCGGAAATTATTGATTTGGGCGTGGCGCAAGGCGTAGATTAGCAAAGACAATTACAATAGTTATTAAAGATTATTGTTCAAAAATTACCATTAGATAAAAATGGTGATTTAATATTTGATATTGATGAAGCAAGAGACATTCATGCGAATGCGGTTGATATGCTTGCGCGATGCATTGGTGTTGATGTTTTAACAACTTTTGCGGATATCGATGCTATTGATGTATCTGATGCAACCTCAATTGCAAAAGATAATTCACTGGATAATTCAGAAAGAACTGTGTTTAATGCTCTTGGTGTTTCAAAGAATGTATTTAATACACAGGGTAATTTGGCATTGTCTATGTCAATTCTTGAAGATGAAGGTGTAATGCGCAATTTGCTCTATCAATATCAAACATTATTTGATAAAATTTCGCAAAATAGAAGTAGTAATAAAAAGAAATGGAATTTTAGATTTTATTTCTTACATACTACTCAATATAATTATTAGGCTCTCGCGAAATTATATAAGGAACATGCACAAATAGGTTTTTCTAAAATGTTACTTAGATTGCTCTTGGTCAATCTTAGAGTTTTATTCTTAATACTGCGTTCTTTGAGAACGAGGTGTTAGAGTTGAGCCAGATTATGATGCCATTGATGATGTCATCTACATTGTCTGCGGAAGACTTGTAGAATCTAGATCAATCACCCGATAAGAAGGGTGCGGGCAAAATAGGACAAAAGAAAAGTTCAGAAAATCAAGGAGAAACAGGAAGACCTAAAAAAGAAGAGTCTGAATTAAGTGAAAAAACAATTTAGAATAAAGAATCTATGAGTTAAGGGAGGAAGTAATATTTGAAACACACAAGTATTGTAGTAAATTCTCCTGTGGAGTTGATAAATGTAACTCCGGTAAATCCTTTAATTTCAAGATGCCAAATTAAAGTATGCTATGTTGGGGATACCCCTAACCGCAATGGTAGTGTTATTACTAAGGATGTAGCTCGTGAGATGGCTAAATCTCTACCAGGTAGCCCAATTGTAGGTTTCTACAATGAAGCGACCAGTGATTTTGAAGAGCATAATCGTCGTATAGATATTGCTGGTGGTAAATTAAAGTTTGAAGATACAACTCGTCCTTATGGATTTGTTGATTTGGGAGCTAAGATGTGGTTCCAGGATTATTTAGATGATGGTGTTGTTCATACTTATTTGGTTACTGAAGGTTGGCTTTGGACTGGTCAGTATCCAGAATCAAAGAGAGTAGTTACTAATGGTAATAACCAATCTATGGAATTAGATCCAGACAGTTTAGATGGAACTTGGACAATTGATGATAAAAGTGGTATGGAATTTTTTATTATTAATGAGGCAATTTTTTCTAAACTCTGCATTTTAGGAGAAGAATTTGAACCCTGCTTTGAAGGTTCAACAATCACTCATTTTTCATTAGATGATGAATTTAATCAAAAGATTTATAGTTTAATGAAAGAAGTAAAGAAGCTGAAAGGAGGAAGCTCATTAATGGAGAATGAAAACATTCTAAATAATGAAGTAGAAGAAGTAAAAGAGCCTACTACTGAATTTGCAGCGGCTGAGGAGACAGAAGTTGAAACTGTTGAAGAGACCGTTGTTGAAGAAAATGAATCAGATGAGGACAAAACAGTTTTATTCAATTTAGAAGATTTTTAGAATTTATAGAACAGTTATAATGAGTTAGAAAATAAGTATAATGAATTGGAAACAAAGTATTCTACATTAGAAACTAATTACAATGAATTAGAAGGCAATTATAATGATGTAAATACTAATTATACTGCTCTTCAAACAAATTATGATGAAATGAAGACTGAATATACTGCTCTTGTAGAATTTAAGAACAATAAAGATAGAGAAGATAAGCAAGCTATGATTGATAAATTCTACATGTTGTCCGACGATGATAAGAAAGATGTACAGGATAATATTGATAAGTATTCTATTGAAGAAATTGAGAGTAAGCTTTCAGTTATCTGTGTTCGCAATAAATTAGATATGTCCGAGAAGCAAGAGGAAGAAACTCCAGCTGCGGAAACTACTTTCAGTTTAAACAGCTTAGAGCAAGAAGAAGATGTTAATACCCCTGCTTTAATTTCCTTACTTCGTAAGGCAAAGAAAAATGAAAATTAATAAATAGGAGGAATAGAACAAATGGCTAAGACAAGATTAAGTCAAAAGGCTCTTTATGTTGAGCGTGGCTACGGTCAGGTTGAGCCTAACCATCTGTCTGCTCAGCGTACTGGTCAAATTTATGCCCAGTTACCAGTTGATAGCAGCATCGCTCTGCTTGAAAATGGTCAGTTTGTAAAATATGATTATGAAAATGAATCTGTTAATTTTACCGGCCCCGGTGAGTGGATGCTCGTTTTCAATGAAGTAAAAGTTTATCGTGAGTGGGAAAGCGACGCTGATTTCGCTATGATTAGAGAAAATTATGTTGCTCGCGTTTATAGCCCAATTGATGGCACTCTTACTGGTGCTAATGGTCAGCAATTAACTCAGCCTCGTGATTATTCAAAGGTTGTAACTCCTGCTGATCCTTATGAATATGATTCTACCGACAATCCTTTCGCATCTGAATGGGATTATAAGGGACCAAAGGATATGCCTTAGTTCGGTAGTCCAGCAGTTACTGCTACAATGGTTCCACGTGTCTTCAAGACAAATGTTGGTGATATTTTCACAACTAACTGCATTGCTGATGCAACTGTTACACTTGGTGCAACACTTTATGTTGGCGATGATGGTTATTTAACTGCTACCAAGGCTACCCATTCTGGTGACATGGAGTGGCAGGTTGTTAAGCTGTACGATCTTGGCGATCGTCAGAAGGCCGCTAAGTTAATGCGCATTAAGTAATAAGGAAAGGAGAGAGACTAATGTTAGAGACTAAAGAATTTGTAAAGTTAGCTAAGATTGCCGCTAAGGCAGATCGTTCTTCTCCTATTGCTTATAGCTTTAACGGAGAAAACTTTAGCTATGATGATGTCCAGGAGACACTTCGTCAGCAGTTTGCGGAACTCGCTCCTGATTTCCGCGCATACAGAGAAAATAAGAATACTATTTTCCGTATTATTGAAGAGACTCTTTCTGAGACAGTTCCTGAGAGAACAAAGCAGAATTATATGGAGTGGGCCGAAGTAAAGCGTTTCGGACAGAGTGAGAAGCCCATCTTCCGTCGTAAGAATTTAAGCAATAGCCGCAACCGTGGTAAGCAGTTCATCACTCGTGTCGGTCTGGCTGGTATTTACGAAGTATGGAAGCTTGGTAAGACCCAAGAGAGCTTTGAAGTTCCAACAAGCGCTATCGGTGGTGCTGCTCAGATCGGCTTCGAGGAATTCCTTGATGGCCGTGTTGATTGGGCTGAGCTCGTAAATATTATTTATGAAGCAATTGAAGAACTCATCTTCGAAGAAGTTGGTAAGGCATTAAGTGAAGGTACTGCTCAGCTTCCTGCTGCCAATATTGTTACCAATCCTGGTTTCAATGAGGTTGCTTTTGATAAGCTTTTAAATCATGCTAAGATGTATGGTAATGTTACCATCTACTGCACAAACGAATTCGCAGTACAGATGATCCCACAAGAAGCTTGGCGTTATACCGAAGCTATGAAGGATGAACTTTATCGCACTGGCCGTCTCACTGGCTACAAGGGCGAGAACGTTGTTATTCTTCCAAATAGTTATAAGGACGCTTTTGGTACTGAGAAGGTTCTTGATCCTCAGCTTTGCTGGATTATTCCTGCTGGCGCTGATCAGAAGCCTGTAAAGATTGCTTTTGAGGGCGACCTTTATACAAACGAATTTGATAACTATGACTGGTCTCGTGACATTCATGTTTATGAGAAGGTTGGCGTTGTTTGCATGATGGATAATGCTATTCATGTATATAGAGATACAAGCTTAAGCCAGAGCGGTGATTTCTTACTCAAGGATACCGTTAAGAACACCATTACCGTTGATGGCAATGTTGTTACTGGTACTACAACTGTAACCGAAGTTTATACTCAGGCAACAGTTGAAGTTGGTGTTACTAGTGTAACTGGCATGTATGAGCAGTCTAATGGTGAAATGGTAACCACTGAGGATACCGTTGCCCAGGATGGAAAGACCTATTACACAAAGTCTTAATAATTAACGTTAAGGGGAGACGGGGATGTTCCCCTCTCCCCTTATAATCGTATTGGAGAAAAAGGAGTTTTAAAAATGGCAGAAAAAATGTATTTAGTTACTAATCGTAGCGCTGGTTTAGTGTGTTATGCTATTCCAGAAATGGGAATTAAAAATAGAGAATTTTAGCCAGGAGAAACAAAGAGAGTTTCTAAGGAAGAACTAACAAATCTTAGTTATATGCCTGGTGGCCTTGAGTTAATTAGAGGATATTTACAGGTTCAAGATGCTGAAGTGCGTAATGATTTAATTGGGCGGGTTGAGCCAGAATACAATATGACTGCGGCCGATATTAAAGAGCTTATTTTACATGGTTCTATGGACGAATGGTTAGATTGTTTAGATTTTGCCCCCGATGGAGTAATTGATTTAATGAAGACATTAAGCATTGAACTTCCTCTAACTGATACTCAAAAGATGGAAGCTTTCATGGAAAAGAAAGGTATAAATATTGCGCGAGCAATTCAAGCTAAAAGGGAAGAAGAGGCTGAAGCTGCTGCTGAAAAGAAGGCTGCGGCTGATGCAAGAGCTACAGTTGAGCGCAGGGTAAAGCAAGAAGAAACTAAGAAGGTTGAGGAGGCTCCAAGTGAGCGCCGAACCTCTGGATCTAAATACACTGTTGTTAAAAAAGGTTAATTAATAGAATAGGAGGCGTTTTAATGGAAGGTAAAACTAAATTCGCCACTATTTATAATCGTTTTCTTGGAAAAATTACTGATGATATGTATGTTGAATTAACTCCTCAAGATACATTAAGAGATCTTCATGCCTTATTAATACAAGCAATTCCAGGGTTTGAATTTCCTCGTTGTGATTTATATAATTTTGTTGAAAAAGTGAGAGTTATTGAAGAATAGGATCTTACTGAAGATGATTTCCTTCTTGGAGTAGTTTGGGAAGAATTGCCGGAAGATGTTAATGCACCATAGAAAGTTATTATAGATGAGTCAAAATTTAATTTTAAATTAACAGAAGAAGAAATTAATATTTTGGCAATTTTAATGATGACTGGATGGGTATAGCGTCAAGTTACTTCTATTGAAAATACTCGAATGAAATACAGCGGAGCCGATTTTAAAATGACTTCACAAGCTAACCACCTAGCTAAATTACTATCTTTGCTTCAAGAGTGTAAGACACAATCTCACCACATGCAGAGATTATATAAACGTCGTAGATTAGACATAGCGGGATACCGTTCTAACTGGGATGTTTTTGATAATGGAGTTTATTATTAATGGAATTTAGCGATGAATTAATTGAAAAAGATGTTATTCGATTAATTAATTAGCTATGGAAACTAATTCCCATGCGTGAAAATAATGAGGATTGGAAAAAACAATTAAATACTGTAATTATTGAAATTGCGGGGCTTGGTAGTATTCTAAATCAAGAGCCGCAATTTTTATAGTTAATTAGTAAATTAAAAGGATTAGAAATCGTAGAAACCGATTTCGCTTTATATCGTAAAACTATTTTTGAGTCTATTGGATTATTGAGAGGTTGCACACATGAAACCAGATAATTTAAAATTGATGAATTTAGGCTTGCGGTTAATGGCCGGGCGAGGCGGCTATATTTCTAGTCCGCATTTTTCTCCAAATAGTTACACGCCTGAT